AATCAGAGCCGGCAAGTTCCGCCGACACAATCATTTCACCCCACCTAGGGTTGTGCTGGGTGGGCCGGCGCGCGGCTTAGGTCCTGACGTAGAGAACCAGGTAGCAGGTCGTGAAGGTCGAGGTCGAACAAAAACTCACATGTGCGCTTTTAGCACGCTGTTTTGTAGGACAATTGGTGTGGATCTATTACCCAAAAGGTAGGTAGGTTAGTGGGGGGTGGCATCCTCGTAAACGCATCAGTGTAGCTTTTTTTAGGGACAATGGAAGGTTTTTGAAACTATTATCGATGGACAATCACTTGTGGGGCGGGTGCCCCGCAACATCCCAGGATAAGTCACTAGGGGAAATAGTGTAAATATTTGGTGTGTTAAGCAAACAAAATTCAAGGGGCGGAGGCCTTCCCTAAATCGGGGATATGGTTCGCGATGCGTACGCCCGGTCGCTGTAAACACATTATTTACGAAACTATCTACCCAGCCAGACTAGGTGTGTGCCAGTAAGCACCAAGTTCGGTTTGTGTCACCCGGTTATAACGGACCGGGGTTTGGTTGTTTTTAGAATAACCTTTTTGGGAGCATAGTAAACTCCTCTTAGGGCAGCCGCCTAGGTGGTCGGAGGGCCACCGAAACAAAGTAGATGTTGCGTTCTACTATTCCCGAAGTGTTTGAGAGACTTTAACGATAACGATATCCTAACCTGTACTAGCCATGATCACGAACTCACTATTTAACGATGTGGAGCGATATGCAAATAACAGGACTGAGGGGGTCGAGGAAAGTAAAAGTGAGCGGGGCTTGTTAAACAGGCCGTCGCAAAAGGAACAAATATCGGAGGGAAGAATTGTGGGCGATGCAAGTTCAAGCAAGAGGGTGTTGATGACCTTCGTGATCCTGGAGGAAGCGGGTATGTTCGGATACAAAATGGTGCTGAAGAAGTTTTGCAGAATTGTGCAGAAACGGATTCAGTATTACAATCGTGTCTGGGCTGACTCACTCCGATTGGGTGGATCACGTGGGGGTCGCTTCAGACCACGGGCTGTGCGTCGCTACAGAAACGCGAAAGGTGTGCTGGAAGAGCACCAGCAGGGAGCATTCAATGTTGCCATGTTTCAGGTGGGTGTGCATAGGTATGCCATCCGTAATCTGAACGGACCCACTGGGGTTCGGGGCCAAAAATCAGTAGTTTACGCCGTTGGGTATGCTCCTGCCGATTTGATGTCGGCGGTATTTGAGCAGATCAAGTTAGGCGATTACTGCAGGGGGCCCAGGTATCTGAGTGATGGACCTGAGGTGGTTAGTACGGAGAGAACTTTATGGAGCGTCGCTTTGGCGAAGGGGCGCGTCTTGTTCAAGGGTTTGACCTACCAGAAAAGGTTCTCCCAATCGTTGTTAGAGGTGCGTGCCGATTTTAGACAGGCTGCATCTACCATCTCTTCGGAGTTGGAACGGTTTGAGGAGGTGATTGCTAGCAAAAGAGCAGATTTTGTTAGTGGAAGGGGTGGGGGCTTCATGCCCACCCTGGAGACGTTGGGGGCTAGGTGTCGCAAGCTGAAAACATTTATTGTGTATAAGCCGGCCAAGCATAACCAACCGTCACTTAGTGTCATAACGAAACGCGAGGATGAAATTGCGAAGTACCGCAGTGTGGGCCTGGAATTTACTCCGGCTCCATTGGTGGGAAATTACACAATAGTTACACCGCGGTTACTGTTTCGTGTGTTCGGGATGCGGCCTGTTGAATTCCTTAGTGTTGAGTTCCAGGCGGCGTTCGAACGCAGGTTAGAGTCGTTTGACGAAAACCATGTAGCCATGCTTGGCGATACGGTGCTCACTGGGTCTTCTCTGAGACCTTATGAAGAGCGAGAAGCCTTGTCGTCATCCACAATAGTAGCGGATCTCGGAGTTGGCGGATTCACACCTACCGAGGTGTGGGACCTAGCCGCTGCCGAACCAGATCCGCGGGTCGTGGTTAAGAAGCACAAACCACACAAACGCATCAACTACTCGTCCCATGAGGCTGTGGCAGCGGCTAGGATTAAATTTCCTTACGTTGACGGCCTCTTAGAGGAGCTTGTGGGACCTAGGAATTTGGCAATTAGGCATTACTTGAGTGAAAAGTTGGTCGAGCTGGGCTGGCGTGTCGTTGACATAGCTAGCCACCTCGACGAATTTGTACTCGTAGTCAATTTGCCGTCTTCCCAGGTCATTGCAGTGCGTGATCTCACCAACTCCAGTGCCGTGGCCTTGAGGAAGGCCGCGGCAAAGGGGGTAGGTGGGAAGGTGAGTGTTTAGGGCCGCCCGAGCTTCAGTGTTGGTGTTGAGTGTTGTGGTATGGACCCGTTTGCATTACCGGGTTATGGAGAAATTCCTAATACACTCAATGGACTCACCAGCACAAAGAAGCTTGGGCGGCCGAGGAGCGTCGTTCTAACAGACTTGACCAATCTGGGAGGAGACGCGGAGAGAGTGGGGTTTACACCCACTGTGGACAACCTGATGGCAGGATTGAGGGGACGTTTCGAGCTGATCGCGGGACCAGACGGGACATGGCAACAGCCCCCCAAGCCTCAGGAAGGATCATGGGCAGAGGTGACCAAAGCGTTTAAGCTAAGAGCTCGAAGGAAACGTCGCATGATGTTATCCCCTATGGAATATGACCAATTTATTGCGTCGTTACCTAGTGGAAAACGCGACGCGTACGGAAGGGCGTTAATAGAGCTTGAGAGGAATGGTCTGCTACCCAAACACACTGTGGTGCGTTTGTTCATCAAGAAGGAAAAACAGGCAATGAAGTTGCAAGGTGGGAAGTGGTTTTACCCGCTGCCCAGGCTAATTAGGCCGATGGCCATGGAGTATAATTTAGCGCTGGGTGTATATATTAAACCTTTGGAGAAAATAATTTATTCGTTGATTGGTGACGTGATGGGGGGTCCCTCAGTTAGCAAAGGAATGGATTCATTTCAAATAGCCAGTGTGGCGCATGACAAACTTACTAGGTTGAAAAGTAGGTTCGGTCGTGTGGCTATGTTGAGCTGCGACATCAAGAAGTTCGAGTTGTGCGTTAGTGTAGATGCACACAAGGCGTTTATTGATTTTTGCTGCTGGATGCTGACAACCAAAAACCATAAAGATAGATTGCGTAAGTTGCTGGAGAAGCAACTAAACGTCAGGTTTGTTTCTTATTGTGTTGATGGGGTAGTCAAATTCAAGTGTGAGGGTACATTGTGTAGTGGTGTTATGAATACATCACTTTGGGCTGTGCTGTTGATGAGCATTGCGTTGATAGCCGTGGGCGATAGACTGGGTTTAAGACCAGGTATCGACTATGACTTCCTCAGCGCAGGCGACGACACCAACCCATTTGTGCCCGTTGT